TGCCACCGTCACTCCCGATGGCATCATCGAGGGCGTGGCCGCTGGCTCTGCTACGATCACGTTCACTTCGATCGGTGACAACACCAAGACTGACACGATCGCCGTCACCGTCACTGCGTAAGCGACTCGACACAGTGACAACCATGGGGGCGGGTGGCCTTGTGACCGCCCGCCCCTTTCTCATAGGAGGTGAACGATGGCAGACTACGATGCTGGCGAGATAACAGACCGAGAGCGGACAGCAGCTAACAACCAGACGGCAATATCGAGCCAGAACGTGCGAGACGTGCAGAACCAGCTCGCACGCCAGCTTGCGAACTATGACTTCGCCGACAGGCAGAACGCGATCCTTGGCAACAAGCAACGTGCGCAGAACTCGCGCAAGACCAGCGCGGACCGCTTCGAGGCACAGCGTGACCTCCAGGCAGCGACGCTCGGCCTGCTTGGTTCCATGGGCACGGCGATGAACGGAAGCTCCACGGGCAACCTGATGCGCATGCTTGAGAACCGCAACGACAAGGAGAACAACACCTACTGGGCACAGCTGCAGAGCAACCAGGACCAGGTAGAGAACGCATACGACGAGAGCGTAAACCAGAACCGCGTCGCCCGTCGCGATGCCATGCAGAGCGCAGAGAAGGCGATCCGTGACATCGAGGGCGACTGGCGTGCGAACATGAACAACATCAACCCGAACCTGTTCCCTGGCGGAACTGGGTCTGTTGGTGGTGACGCATCGCTCAGCTCGACCACCGTATGGGACGAAAGCAAGGCACCGCTCAACAACGCACGCATGTCAGGCTATCTCATCCCTGACAACCGTGGCACAGGGACGACGCCGTATGGCACGCAGACCGCGACCAACGAGCGCAACTGGGGAACCACACGCAACCAGCTGCAAGGCAATGACTACTTCAGCAAGCTTATGAACAGGTTCAATGGGAGGTAACCATGGGAATGGGACCAATGGACGACGTGATGACAATCATCCTGGGTCTTGGTGACCCAGAGGAACCAGGGATGCATGGTCCTCTTGAGGCACCTTGCCCAACCAAGGACGCGGTGACGCTTGTGACCAAGATCCGTGACATGTGTGACGAGTGGCTCCGATCTGCTGGCAAGGGTGTCGAGCAGTCTGACAGCGAACCAGCACCCACAGAAGTCGGTGACAACGAGGATCAGGAGTAATCATGTCTCGTGGTCTTACCATAGCCGAGCTTGTTCAGCAGGTGCTTTACTCGATATACAAGGTGCGCCTGGATGTGGACGAGAGCCTTGAGGGCAGCTTCCATTGCAAGAGTGACAAGTTCAAGGAAGTGGTCATGGAGGCCAACTTCGTCCTCCAGGAGCTACAGAAGGAACAGGATTGGAACTTCCTGCGCGAGCGCTGGGAGATGGGTCCTGCGATCAATCCTCATATGCCTGGTGGCATACAGGAGGTCAAGCTTCCTGACGAGGTCTACAAGGTGTGCACTGGTTACGGAGATGCCGTTCGCCTGCATGTGGGCAACTGCTCCATGCAGATACCATTCGAGGAGGCACGTACTGGCAACAGGCTCTACAAGGACATGTTCAATGCTGATGGCGAGCTTAATCCCATCAATGTCAACCAGACTGCGTTCGTCGTCGGTGACACCTTGACGTTCAAACGCCCATGGCTTCGTGGTGAGGTTGGCAGACGTCTTGAGACCGATGTCATTCGGTACATCGAGCCATTGCACATCTGTGACAGCAGCTGCCCCGATCACTGCCCGGATGCATATGACAAGAGGCAGCTCACATGGCTGCCTGATCCCTATTACATCGTGGTACGCACTGCTGCCAGGCGTGCCGAGGGTGACCCGTCTGTCACCGAGCGTGTGCAGTCACTCACTGACGAGGGAAGTAAGATACTGTCTGCCATGCGCGAGAACGACTCTGCGCACACGATACCAGACACGTATGAGACTGCCACGCTTGGCTATGTCCCAGTGCTATAGGAGGATATCATGGCACAGAGATCATCGTCATCGGGACAGCGCAGGGCGCAGGGTGGTGGCAGGACTCCCAACTCCGAACCAAAGCTGCAGGTGTTCAAGGACTTCAATGGCGTCAATTTCGAGAATGCCATATGGAACGGCAAGGTCACAGATCCCACCCTTGCAAACGGAGACGAGGCGCAGACCGATCTCCAGATGAACTATGTGTACCTGCAGAACAATGTGTCAGTTGCATCAAACAAGACGCTTGAGACACGAGACAACATAGTCACCCTGTTCACTGCTCCTGAGAACAGATCGTTTATGGGTCCTGTGTGCCTTGTAGGACCAAACCTCTATGCCGCGCTGAACGACGACGACTATACTCCTCCTGGCACAAGGGATCGCAAAATAGGCTATGCAAGCCTTGATGACAGATATGAGCACACCGGTCCTATAGCACTTGATAACATCGTATACACATATGATGACGGTGGTGTCGGTGGAAACAGGACATGGACAGGCATATACCATTATGACGACAAGCTCATAGCGCTCACCGAAGAGAACGTCATATGGACCGGTGACATGAATGGCTTCGATGTCGACAATGGAATCAGTTGCACACAAGGCATAACCGATCCGACCACTGACTTCAATGGTCACCTCACTGGAATAGGATCGCTTGTGCTGAGCCTCACTGCCACCGAGGAATGCCCGTTCCGCATAACGCTGGCACACACATATGTCAACAAGTTCGGTCCCACGAAGCTGTCTCCAAGCACCGTGTTCTATGCAAACCACCCAATGAGCGAATGGCATTCGGGATGCTATCTTCGCATAGATGGCAGTGCATCAGGAAGCGGGTTGATGGAGGCAATCGAGCTATACTACAGCACCGACAATGCGATGGAGATGCTCTTCCTTGGTCGTGTCGACATACCGAAAGACAATACCGTATGGCCATATGTCTGGACATATGATTGCTATGGATACATCGATGCCACTGGCATGTGGCCCACAGCCAACCTCATCGCACCAACTGAGAACTACACACGTGGTGTCCCTGCCTCAAAGGCATGCTGCATAGATGGTCGCATGTACTTCTGGGGTGACAAGAGCCAGCCGCAACGCCTGTACATCGGTGGCAACCCTGGCAACCTGCTGAGTATAAGCCCTGGCACTGGTGGTGGATTTGTCGACGTGGAACCTGGCACAAGCCAGGAGGTCCGCCATGTGTGCAAGTACAAGACACAATCAGGTAACTCGATCGTCACCATGCTATGCGATGCACCTAACTCTCATAGGGAGCAACGATTCAACCTCGTCGAGAACAGCATCTCCCTGTCAAACGAGCAGAGCATGAAGTCATGGCAGGCAGAGCAGGTCGCTGGAGCGGTAGGTTGCAAGAGCTATGATGGTGTGGTCGTGTGCCAAGACGGCCTATATTCGATCAGCCGTTATGGCCTTGCATTGACAACCATGACCATGGAGTACAACTCGCAGATCAAGACGACATATGTGAGCGATCAGATAAAACCTGTGTTCATCGAGTCTGCCGACAAGGACACAAGGCTCAAGAATGCCATGCTGCTTGAGTGCGATGGTGTGGTCTACATGGCTATGGGTGCCTCCTCTGACGAGGAGGGCAACCTTGACAACGTGATCTTTTGCTATGACATAGATCTAAAGGCGTGGTGGACATACACGCTTAACATAGACTCGCCTATCCTCAACCTCTTCCACGTAGATTGGGAAGGACAGCGTGAGGGCATAGGCATCGTCACCAAGAACAAGATATACATGCTGCCGACCACTAACAGCGATCGTGGCATCGCGATGGCATTCACTCACAACTTCCTGATCGAGACTGCCGCACTATCGACACAGATGCCACAGCAGGGATGGCAGTACCTCAGCCAGCTTGAGTTCCACTTTGACTGGTTCATCGGTGACTGCATGATAGAGGTCCAGATGGTTGACATGTTTGGCAGGAAGATAACTGTCAGGAAGCCTGTCAGCGTGCTGTCAGAGCAGTTCGACCATGTGATCAGGATGCGCATAGACCAGCGCGTGATGTTCTATGTGATCAAGATAACCGGCACTGCCAGGTTCAGGCTGACACACTGGATCGCAAGGGTGTACACGCTCTCCAACAAGGTTGGTCAAATCTGGGGCTTCGACGACTCCATATCCTACCGATCTGCTGGCAGCGTGCAGCCTACGTTCAAGAGTTACAATGATGTCCGTAAGGCAATATTCACATAGGAGGAACCATGTCTTACCGCCTGCCAGAACAACGGGAGCACTTCTATGACGTGGCATCCCAAAGCTCGATATCAGTGGACAATGGGACGATATCGCGCATTACCATCCCATGTCTCTACAACATCCGAGAGATTCAGAACCGAAAGCATAGGATGATTCACGATCACCTTGGTTGGCCATCACCGGATCATCCAGACAGCTCTTGCCAGCTGCCTCCAGAGCATGATTTCGTCATCATAACCGATGAGGTAAACCTGATAGGCGAAGGGTATACCGACATTGAGATAGGCCTCGATGATCCGCCTGACGGCCTTGTCATGACTGGTGATATATATGACTACAGCAACGTCGTCATAACAATCAACTCGATGTGCGAGGATGCTGTCAAACAGGACGTTGTGGTTCCGTTCTCGGTGTTCGCAATAGGTGTCGCATATCCAGATGGCGAGACCGAGACAGAGCTTCGTGACATCGTCACAAAGGGAACGTTGCGTATAGTTGCAGGACCAACGGAATAAGGAGACAATGACAATGATTTACAGTGATAGGCAGGGACCACTCTTCTCAAGCATCGGCGTTGGTCCTCGTGGCAATGGAATCTATCTAAGCTCGAAGGTGTACGAGTACCAGAACAGCAACGTATACACATGCAATGCCTCTGATTATATGACAGAACAGAGAGGTTCCATTCATAACATCCGTGTTGGTGACGTAGTTGTCTTCAAGACGCAACTAAGCGATATCTCCAAGTTCAACCTTGGCGTTGTTGATTCAGTTGTTGGTGACAAAATCACTTTTACGTCTCGTTCCGAAATAAACGTTGGGACATATCAAGAACTCGCTGATGAGTCTGTCACATCTGATAAGCTTGCAGATAACTCTGTTACATCTGATAAGCTTGCAGACAACTCTGTTGGAAGTTCTGCCCTTGATTTAACTGGAGTCACTAGTGGACTTTATGGAGATACAAGCAATCAGACTCCTGATTTTGGTGATACATTTAAATCGGTATCATTTTCGGTTGACGCTGATGGCAGATTAAATGATGCAAAAGAGCATACGATTAAGATTCCGATCATTCCAAATATGAGTGCAGGAATAAAGGGAATCGCTAAAGTAGGATCTGGCCTTACGATGAATGGTGATTCGCTTGAACTTGATGGTAATGGTGACATTGCAACTGCTGTAACAACATGGTTGAACGATCATCCAGAGGCTACCACAACTGTTCAAGATAATTCCGTAACAGACGAGAAGCTTGTTCAAAGTGGTGGCATTTTAACTGAAGTAAGTAAACTAAATAAAAAATGCTTTGGATTGCTTGGTAGAAAAAAGATAATAGTTTCAAATCAAATGTATCAAGACATTGTTGTTTTTGATAATATCTCATTACTTAAAGACGAATACTATCATGTTATTGTTACCTTTGATTCTGCTCCAGATGTATCTGGATATGCAATACTAAGGAATAGTAATGATGCAGAGATAGCAAGAACTAATTCATTTATCAACGTTACTAAAGCTGAGCTAGTGTATAAGAATGAGTATTCTAACAGCATTGGAAACAAACTGATTATTTCGTTTAACGGTAGTGGTACCTATACTTGTACGGTTGAGATGTACTCTGTCTGGGAAGGCGAAGTCAACAAAGCAAAGAGATGTTTCGGTGCTGTGACGTTTTTGAAGGATGACCTAAGAAACGGCACAACCAACAACCCTGGAAACACTCTCTATGTCTCCACTCCTGTGATGAAGATGCGAGGCGACAGCATACTGGTTATGACTGATAGGCCGAACAGCGCAGATTGTGTCTATAGGTTTCAATATAGATTAGTTGGCAAAGAAGTAGATGATTGTTCATCGGATGCTTCCTCACAGCTTGATGTGCTTTTGAGTACGTCAAACATATTTAACTTCAACAATAACAACTGTATTGGTGTTCAGGTAGCTATTGCAGAACATGATACAATAAATGATGTAGATGTTCAACTTAGAGTCAATGACTTTGATGGATATCATATTACAATTTTTGATAATTCTGCATATGAAAATAATATTATAGCCAGAAAAAATCTTACATTACTATCAATGGTCAAGTTCGATAAAACATATATGCGTAATGGCAGTGCTACCAATCCATATAATTTGAATGCCGTTGCTGTTCCTGCTTTGAAGACAAAGACAAGTAGAGTAATGGTAAGAACAGACAGGCCAAACAAGCCGAACTGCATCTATAGATACAACTTCATAACGGCACTTGTTGACCGAGATGATTTTGGATACGACACCCAATCGTCTGATTATGCTGATTATGTTTTAGAACCGATTGATACATATGAGCCAACCAATGAAAATCGCGTTGGTGTGCAGGTAGCTATATTCGAGTACAATACGTCAACAAACTCAGATTCTCCGCTAAGGGTCAGTGACTTTGACGGGTACAACATTTACATATATGACGTTGGGTGTGTACCAAATCTTATTGAAGGACTGCCAAAGTACTATGATGAATATATGAGCGAACGGATAAGGACCATTTGCGAGAGAGACGTTGACATTGCCAACACAGGTGACTCCTTCATATTCTTCACTGACACGCATATGGAGAACAAGTACTACTCTCCCAAAATCGCAAAGTACATTCTTGACAACTCTGCGGTGTCACAAGTTGTCGTTGGCGGGGACTTGACGAACCAACCCACATCAAAGCAGCAAGCCATAGAGCAGCTTTCCACAAATGCCAGCCTTTGCCGCATTGTCGATGATGTCGTTTTCCTACGTGGGAACCATGACACGAACCCGTACGGAACTGGGCAACTGACAGCAGAGGAGTATTACGCGATATTCAACAAGCATATAGAGAAACATGTTGACACAAATGGCAAGAATTATTATTACCGAGACAACGTGTCACAGAAAATAAGATACATATTCATGGATACAGGAGCTGATGGCGAAATAAGCTCGACCCAGATAGATTGGGTGCAAAGCGTCGCAAGCGAATTAAGTTCTGCATGGACTATAGTGCTTATGGCACATTGGGTCGTGTGGTTCAACGACTATACAGACATGCAGCCAACAAACAGTATCGCAGCTGTCGTAACGGCGTTGTCAGGAATAAATGCAAAAATCGCTTGCATCATTGGTGGTCATACGCACATTGATGGTTTGAACGACACAGCTTATTCCTTCCCGATTATCGTCGTTACTTGTGACACAAACGGACGTCAACAACTACCAGGGGTACCAAGCGTTAATCGTGATGGATATTCAATCAATGAGCAGTCACTAAGCGTCTTTCATATAAACACAAGCACAAAGACAATCTACTTGACAAGAATCGGTGGTGGAAATGTCAACGTGCTTGAAACTGGTGACTATACTGACAATGATCGTATATTTACATATATCTAATGAGAAAGAAAAAAGACTATGGGATATAGAGATACGATAGTTAAGTATTGTTTAGATAATATCGGATGTTCTTATAATTACACACCAAGCGGTGGCGTAGAACATGAGTCGTACAACTGCTCATATCTCAGCTATTGCGCCTATCATTCCGCGGACCTTGAGATCCCCACATGGCAGGGACACCAGAATGGCGATGGGTCACAGTCAGACTGGGTCCGCTGGGCAGGAAACTGGACTGACTCCATCGACGAGCTGACACCAGGTGACCTAGTGTTCTTTGGGTCAGACCCATACAACACGTTCCATGTCGGCATCTATGTCGGCAATGGGATGATGATAGACTCGGTGCCAGCATATGGTGTCAGCGAGCGACCGGTGCTCGACCAGAGCGGGTTCGTCGGTGGTGGCTGGCCCTTCGAGAACACAGGAGATGACATCATGATCATGCCCACACGTGCTACCATTCGCCTCGACCATGACATGAACGTGCGAGACTACCCAAGCCTCGACAACAACGTCGTGGCACATTACAACGCAGGCGAGACCGTGAACATCGATGGCATAGTCCTCAATGGTGGCTATGCCTGGGGTCATTACATCGGCGCAAGCAGCAAGAAGGACCGCTACGTCGCCCTTGCCGGAGACACCATGTTCGGAAGGCCAGTGTAACTGATGTTCGACATCGATCAGGCAACGATCTCCGCATTGATTCAGGCAGCTGGTCTGGCAATCATAGCTGGCATCCAGAAGCAGGCTGACTGGAAGCGCGAGCAGGCACGCCTTGAGAAGGAGGCTGCTCGCGCTTCCGAGGCCGAATGGCGCGCCGATGTCGACCAACGCATGAAGGAGTTCGAGAAGGTTCTTGAGTCCATGAGCAAGAAGATAGACGCAACGCTCAGGGGCCAACTCACCGACATGCGCACGGATCTCGTCCATAAGGCGCACCGATACCTCGATGACCTTCGCTGCGCGTCAACGGAAGAGAAGAACGCCTTCGACGAGCAGTTCAAGACGTATGCCAAGCTATGCAAGGAGAACGGCATCGAGAATGACTTCATCAACACGCTGCACGACCAGGTCATGGCACTCCCCGGAAGGTCTATTGACTGACAACAAGACGGATGATAGGATTCAAAGTTGAGCACCAACGAGAGGAGCCATGATGGCAGAGCACCTCAAGAACGAGACTGACGACTCGGGCCTGTTCATAATCCCAGAGACAGATGACATGCCTGATGTGCCGCCATACATCATGCCTGACTATGTGTATGACGTGCTCAAATGGGTTGGTCTTATAGTCTGCTATGCACTTGCAATCTTTATTCGCAAGGTCGGCGGTGCTTGGCACTTCGACGTAGACACGGTTGATGCACTTGCCACTACAGTTGAGGCGTTTGGCCTGTTCATCGGCATGTGCATCGGTGCAAGCCAAATCTCATCAATGGGTCGATAGGATGACGATGTTCAACGACCAGAACGAATATGGCGAGACGATCAGCAATGGTCGCCTCGCCATTCTTGTGCTCATAGGGATTCTCCTTGTCACCGTCTGGCTGTGCGCTGCCTCTGCGTGTGTCAATGACAACCCAATGGATGGCTCGCAGGCAGGCGGCCATGCGGTGACAGAGGAGCAGTTCATGGCACAGCAAGGAGAAGAGTCATGAAAGAGCCAACGATAGTCATGCAGTGTCCCAAGTGCGGCACAGAGATGACCATGCTCACATACAGCACCAGGCTGCACAATGGCATCAAGACAGTCTCGATGGTATGCGAGAACTGTCTGCATACCGAGGATGTTAGCCTGCTTGTCAAGAAGGAGGAGTAATGCCATACATGCCAGCATTGAACAATCCGTATTATCAACAACAAATGCAAGCATTGCAACAATTACAGACATCACCACAAGTCATGCCATATCAACAACAAAATGGTCCAACAAAAGTCAATGGCCCACAATCAGCATTGCAGATGGGATATGGTCTTGGTCCAAATCGTACCAGCGAAGCCATCTTTGATCTCAATGGTAAGGTGTTTTACATAGTTACTACTGATGGTGCTGGCATGCCGACTGTTGAGTCGTTTGACTTTTTTCCTCATGTCAACCAACCAACAGAAGTTGGTAACCAATATGTCTCACGTTCTGAGTTTGACAATGTGATAGCACAGTTAAAGGAGGCAATCGATGAGA